ACCTCACTCTCACTAAAATTAGAAACCGGTGCTTGGCTGGCGACAATTAAAATTCCCCAGCCAAAAAATTGCTGATCAAGGGCTGGCAACCGATCCGACCTGAGTAGTTACCATTTTGTGGCTAAACCCAGCTAGAGCTATTTCCCAACCTGCCCTCGAGCAGAACCCCGGAGTCTACATACGCCCCTGCAAACATGGTATGCAGACGTTGCGAGAGCGACATTGACTGATTCTGTAAAGTAGCCTCTAATTACTAGCTCCCCCAACGTGTCGTCGGCTCGCGCCCGACTTCACGCTTTTTCCTGTCGGCTACCCGGGTTCTGTCTGCCACTGTCAGACACTCCACCAAAAAGCGTGAAGTCGGGCGCGTCAGTCCGATTGTCCTTTAGCCCCGACACGTTGGGGGAACTGGCTTTAGGACAAGCCGCAGAGGCGGCAACGCTACAGATTCGTTCACCACGACCAAGATGGCCAGTCCCGGGGACACCACAGGTTGCAATCGAATGATTGCGACTTCACGCAACATAGCTGTTTCTAGTCTCCGACGGAAAAAGCGCTCCGCCACTGTTTTGGCACCAACCGTCAATCCCCCACCCCTGGCAGCCTTTATAGATACACTGGTATAATGAAACTTGTTCTGACGTCCGAGCCAGCTTCGATTACCCCGCTGGCTCGTGCCCAAAACGAATGCCAGCCGGCGGACGCAACGCCGCTGACTCGACATGGGGCGGCAAGCGCCCTTTCGGAGTCGAAGCTGGCTCGGAAGCCATGAGCAACCACACTATCTACATCGGGAAACGCGAAATTTGGGGACATCAAGTCCCGGTGGGCATTTCTTCCTCCGACCACCTTCAACATGTCTATGTCATTGGCAAAACGGGTTCAGGAAAATCAACACTGCTCCGCAACATGCTCATCCAACACATTTCCCTCGGGCACGGAGTGGGCCTACTGGATCCGCACGGCGACCTCGCCGAAGAGATCCTGAGGCATATCCCTCGCTGGCGAACGGATCACTTGGCCTATTTCAATCCAGGTGACTTTGAGAATCCTTTCGGTTTCAATCCCCTTGGGAACATAGCGCCGAACGAACGTCACTTGGTCGCGTCAGGGATCGTGGGAGCATTCAAGAGCATCTGGCGAGAATCCTGGGGTCCTCGCTTGGAATACATTCTACACAACGCCATCACAGCCCTGCTCGATTGTCAAAATGTCAGCCTCCTCGGACTAAATAGAATGCTCACGGACAACAGTTACCGCGCCTGGGTAGTCCGCCAGAGTCGTGACCCATTCGTGCGCAGTTATTGGTTGAACGAATACGAGCAATACGATGACCGCTTCCGTCGTGAGGCGATTGCCCCAATCCAGAACAAAGTGGGACAGTTCCTGTTGAGCCCGGTGATTCGGAACATACTTGGCCAGGTTAAGAACCGCCTGCGCATTGAGTTCACAATGGACAACCAGCGCCTTTTGATCGCCAACCTCGCTAAAGGCCGACTCGGAGACGACAAATCCAATCTTCTTGGTTGCCTGCTTGTGACTCAGTTTCAGCTCGCCGCGATGAGGCGCGCCAATTTGACAGATTCAGAACGCAAGCCCTTTTACCTGTTCATTGACGAATTTCAAAACTTCTCGACGGACTCCTTTGTTTCAATCCTTGCCGAGGCAAGAAAATATGGCCTCGGTCTCGTGCTCTCCCACCAGTATGTGGATCAGGTTCCGCTCGCAGTTCGACAATCGGTCTTCGGCAACGTCGCCACGTTAATCTCGTTTCGCGTTGGTTACAACGACGCTGAGGCCCTTCAAGCCGAGTATGGCAATTCCTACCCAGCAAACTGCTTTGTCGATCTCGATCCTTATCAAATGATTGTCCGCCTCACGGAGGATGGGCGAACCCGGGAGCCATTTCAAACCAGGTCGCTAAAACCGCTCTACACTTTCACAGGCAGCGAGGCATTGCTACGATCGCGGTCGGTCGAACGCTTTACGTCGCGAAGAATCTCAGTCGAGAATAATCTTCGACGATGGATGTCCGGTCATTGAGTTTTACCAGCAATCACCTTGACCCTACGAAACTGACGAAAGCCTCGTCCTGCAGGCATTGAACCCTTTTCCATACGCTTTTCGGAATTGGCAGTGAAAAGAAGTGCCGGATGTCTTCTTCCAATCCCTGCGGTTTCACAAATACGCCCCCCCGCATCGCATGGTAGACGCTATTGAGGTGGAGAATAAGGAAATGCACAAACAGCTCTTCCTCCTCTGTGACAGGATGCAGATTCAAGTCCGCTTCGGGATCAAGGCGGGTGCGGCATTACCTGCAAGCACACTCCGGATCTAAGTCGGCGAGAACTCCAACGTCACCTGGATGATCGACTCGACCATGTCACGCATGGAATGGAACGCATTGGCGAACACGTCCTTGATTTGGAGGCTGAAAACGCCCTGCTCAAGCAGCATTTGGTGCGATCCTTAGTCGACATCACCCGGCGCGTTGAACCCGAGTTCTTTCACTGGATTTTGGTCATCCTCGCCAAAGGATCCGTCAGCGGCGCGGCAAAGAGCCTTAATCTAAAAAACTCAACGTTTGATGAACAGCTGAAGCAGTACATGAAGAAGGACCGCGTTCACCAAACCCTCTACAGCCTAGTGACGGTCCGGAGGAAGGGATTGGGCAGGAAATCCATCGAGGGATTCAATGAGGTTTTCCTGGGGCATCAAAGGCCAGGTCCGAACGATGCCGATGAGTTACTCCGACAGGTTTTGGACGGGCTGGAAGCCCTGGACCCAAAGAATTTCAAACCCATGGTGAATGAGTTGACCACGCTGCTCCGAGAGCACCTTCCGGAAACGTAGCCGGAAGCGCTTGGAATTTTCCATCTCTTTGACCCGCAGGGGATACCGTTACAGGTATCCCCTTTTTTGCGCCTCTTTCCGGAAACCGATGGCGTTGGTGAAAGCAAGTAAACGCAAGCCTTCACCAACATGAGCAACGGAACGAATCGACGGCAACAGGACGAGGATAACTCGAATGACGATCCCCGCTTCCAACAATTACTGCAAGCTGCCCGCGATGGGGACGAGAACGCAGTGGCCGATCTCTGGAGAGAGTTCGGATTTCGCTTCGAGGAGGGGCAGCCATGATCGCTCTCGAGGAGATTGTCCAGGCTGCCATGCTGGCGTCCCCCGAACGAAAGCGGGAAGCCCTTCGAATCCTCCGGGGCGAATCGCCCTCCGCTTGCGACGTCAGTTCCCCCGCTCTGCCTGAACCCTACCTGACTCTCAAGGAGGTGGCGAAGCGGCTCGGGCTGAACCCCACCACCCTCTGGCGCTGGAATGTCCCGGGCCATGCACTCGGCGGCCGCCGCCGCTTCAAACTGCCCGAGGTGATCGCCTACCTCGAGTCCGACGAATTCAAACGCCGCGTGTCAGCGCTCCGGGCCAGCCGTCGGCCACGGAAGGAGACCTAGAACCTTTCGGCAGGGGCCTTTACCGGTCTGGTCCGCGCCGACGTTAACCCCGACCGGAAACGCATAGAGCAAACGCATTATGAGCATTGAGCACAAACGCAAGATCGATTGGACAAGGACCTCCCTCCACGTCGCCCAGCTTGTCTGGGGCCTTGGGACCTACATCGCCCTGATGGTCGGTATCGCCTGGGTTGCAGTCCACGTGGGAGGGGACAGCAAAGGATCCATCGCCTTTTTCTCGGCACTCGGTTCGGCCTGGTTGAACTGGATGGTCTTCATGGGCGTGGAACGCAAGTACGGCAACTGAACCTCACCCTCACAAAGAAAGATCAAACCTATGGCAGTATTGCAACAACCCATCAGTCACTCCAATCCGTTCGCCCAACAGATCGGCGACGCCCTGGCGCCTGCCGGCACGTTCGTCGCGACCGTGCTGGACATCCAAGACGTGTTCGGTGTCACGCGCCAAAAGTTCCAATCGACCGAGACGGAGAAGGTTGACTTGACCGCATTCCTCTTCGGATTCCGCGACGGCCAGGGCCAGCCCCACAAGGTGGCCAGTCGTCAGATGCGCATCTCGGGAAACGAAAAGAGCGCCCTGTTTTCGTTCCTGAAATCGCTCCTGGGCAAGGCTCCCGGTTACGGCTGGGATTACTGCAGCCTCAAGGGGGCGAAGTGCCTCCTGACGGTCGAGCACGTTCAGCGTCGCGACGGCAGCGGAGTCTACGCCGCGATTGCCGCGCTTTCCCCCGTCCCGGCGGGGTATCCCACTTCCTCGGTCGCGGCCCCGACGGCGGCGCCGCCCCCACAGGCGCAAGCGCAGCCTGCCCCAGCTGCCTCGCCTACTCCCCAACCGGTGCCCACCGCGACTGCGGCCGAGGACGACGTTCCGTTCTGACCCGCCACCCACCCCACCAACCGGGCGGGGAGGACTCGTTCCTCCCCGCCCCCTTTCAAACACCCTTATGGCAGTCTTAACGAGAAACAAAATCCCAGCCGGGCATTGGTACCGCGTGGATGGAACGCCAGTTCACCGCATGCCGACAGCAGACGGGTCCGGCGAGCGCCCCACGACGATCCGCGATGCCAGGAGGATGAACCTCTATCCTTCCGTCACGAGCATCCTTGGCGTCCTGGCCAAGCCCGGCTTGGAGAAATGGAAGCTGGACCAGGTCGCCCTCGCCACCCTTCGTTCCCCCAAGCAACCCGAGGAGTCCCTCGAGTATTGGTGCTCGCGGGTCCGCAACGCCGCCTTCGAACAGGTCGAACAGGCCGCTGACATGGGGACCATGATCCACGGCGCCTTGGAAGCCTCGATGGCGGGCGAACCCTACGATCCGGAGCTGCGGGCCTACATCCAACCCGTTCTCGAATGGAAGGAGAAGACCGGCATCCTCATCGTTGATCGAGAGCTGCGCGTGGTCAACACGGCCGAGGGCTTCGCCGGGACGGCGGACGTTCTCTTTCGCTACGGCCAGAACGGCATCGGGATCCTGGATTACAAGACCAGGAAAACGGTCCCCGGCGAGCGAGTGGTGGCCTACGACAACCAGGCGATGCAACTCGCCGCCTACGCCGCGACCTATTGGGGACCGGAGAACATTGATCGCGTCTTGGCGGCCAACGTCTTCATCAGCACCACTGAGCCCGGCCGGATGGAGGTCGTGAAGCACGAAAACCTCGCCCGCGACTGGCAGGCCTTTCGCATCGTCGCCGCGCTCTGGCGCTACCAGAAGGGATATGACCCAAGAAAGCCGCCCGGCGCATGAGCATGGAGGGGGCAATCATCACTCCAGAGGCCTGGTCTTCCGTCGCCTGCGGCGAGTTGGTCGCGGTTGACTTTGAAACGTTCTACAGCACGGCTTACTCGGTCCAGCAACTCGGTCATTGGGCCTACGTCCACGATGCTCGCTTTTACCCCTACCTGATGGCCGTGACGGACGGGGCTCGGACCTGCGTCTGCCCTCCTTCCAAGTTTCCGTGGGCCACGATCAACGGCAAGACATGGGTCAGCCATAACCGGGAGTTCGACCGTGCGGTGTTCGAGCGGCTTCAGGAGCAGGGACAAATCCCCACTGATGTCAACCCAAGGGATTGGCATTGCACGGCCGCGCTCTGCGCTTACCTTCAGCACCCTCGGGAACTTGCCGGAGCGGCGAAGGCCGTGCTGGGCGTCACCCTCGACAAGGCCGTTCGGGCGAAGGCGAAGGATTGGCGCCTGGACGATGACAGTCTGCGGGCCATCGAGATCCGCGACTACGCCGCCCGGGATGCGCAGGCTGCCCTGGCGCTTTGGCATCGCCTGGAGCGCCACTGGCCGGCGCACGAACGGCAACTCTTCGACCTGACATGCGAAATGGGCCGACGGGGCCTCGCCCTCGACTGGAAGTATGTCCGGACCAAGAAGCTCGAACTCCAGACCCTGGTCGGTGATTTGTCCGCCGCACTGCCCTGGCAGACCAAACCCGCGTCGATCAAAGAATTCACCCTCGCCTGCGAACGGGCTGGCGTCCCTCCGCCTCCTTCGACATCGAACACGGCCCCGGGTTTTCTCCGCTGGCTGAAGAAGCACATCGACTCGGACGCCGCGCTCTGGGTCCGGCATATGCAACGCGTCCGCTCGGCGAACCGGACGGCCAGGGTCCTCGAATCCATGGAGACCCGGCGGATGCCCTCTGGCCGGATGGCGTATGAGCTGAAGTATTTCGGAGCCACCACGGGACGTTGGTCCGGTGGTGGCGGTCTCAACCTCCAAAACCTGAACCGCAAAAGCGCGGAGGGCGTTGACCTTCGCAAGGCTATCGTCGCCCCGCCGGGCCACCTCCTCGCCGCTGTGGACTATTCCCAAATCGAAAGCCGGGTGCTCCTTTACCTGGCCGGGGACGTAGCCGCTCTTGACCTCTTCAAATCGAACCCCGAAGCCGACGCCTACGAAATCCACGCCCGTCGCACGATGGGCTACACCGAGCCCGAACCGCTGAAGGCCTGGGGCGACCGGACCGGATCCAATCTGCGTCAGCTCGCCAAAGCGCGTGTCCTAGGGCTTGGTTTCGGATGCGGATGGAGAAAGTTCATCGAAGTGGCCCGGGTAATGGCGGACCTCGACCTGGGGATGGAGGAATCGAAACGGATCGTGTCCGACTTCCGAAAGTCCAATCCCCTGATCGTCAATCTTTGGTATCGGCTTCAGGACGCGTGCACGGCTCAGAAGGGAGGCCACTACGCGTTGCCCCTCCCCTGCACCCAATACAACCCCGCCTGCAAACGCTACCTGATGTACCGCGACATCACCGTTCGCGACGACACCATCACCTGCACCGTGGGTGGCCAGCGGATGCACGTTTACGGAGGGCTCCTGGCCGAAAACTGGACTCAAGCCACCGCCCGCGACGTGCTCGCGTCCGCCTGGCTGCGATGTTCGCAGGCTGGTTTCGCGCCCGTCCTGAGCGTTCACGACGAGCTGGTTTTCGAACTGCCCGAATCGACCGCCGAGGACGATCTCGCCCGGATCATCGGCATCATGGAAACGCCGGTGCCGTGGGCGCCCCACCTACCGCTGAAGGTCGAGGGCAAGCTGACTGACACCTACACCAAGTGACCCATGGCCTTCCTCTATCCATTCAGCCAGCGCACCGCCGAACGCCTCCAGGCCATGCCAGGCGAGGGAGGAACTCATCGCTGGCTCGCCCAAGTGGCGAGCGGACTGCGCCACCTCCTGACCGCCGACTCCTGTTTCAAGTTCCTCCGTCGTTGCTGCGACGAGGCGGTTGCCCACCGCACTGTGCCGGATACTGAAATTGCCGCCGCGGTGGATTTCGCCTATTCGGGCCAACAGGTCGCCAAGGTCAACTTCGGACGCGGCCCGGTCGATTGGCCCGAGCGCAATCCGGGACTCGTCGCGCGGGTGCTCGCGGAGTCACCCCCAGTATTCGACACCGAGACAGGCACAGACCTAGGCCCAGGCGATGTCCTTCCGACTCTGTTTCGGCCGGGCGAGCTTGTCTGTTCCGGTCGGGTGAAGGATCGAGCGTCTGTCCGCCCGCTCGAGGAAACCATCGCCGATGCCGGCTGGCTCCAGTTCATCGTCGTGAACCCGATGCGCGGCAAGGAGGCCGTCAATTTCGAGGGCAAGCGTTCGGCCCGCTGCCAGAACAACACCGGCATCCGCCGGCATCTGGTCGCCGAGTTCGACGACCGCGCCCTGTCGAAGGCGCAGCAGGCGCAGTTGATCGGCAGGCTCGCCGCGTTTGCCCCCCTGGTCATGGTGGTCGATTCCGGCGGCCAGAGCCTCCACGCCTGGTTTCGGGTCGATCAGATGCCCGCCCGGGACCTCGTCCGGTTCTTCTACGTCGCCTGCCTCCTGGGCGCTGACCCCTCGCGCTGGGACATCTGCGGGTGGTTGCGCATGCCCGGTGGCCTGCGTGCCGTCGAAGGCGTCCCGTCCGGTCGCCAGCGAATCCTCCACTTTAACCCAGGCCTGGCCCGTGGCTGACTATTCGCCCATCAACGTCCTGCTGGCCGACTTTCTCCCCGCCGACCTTTCGGAGGCGATGGAGAAGGAGGCGGTCAAGGTCGAGTCGCTTCCGCCCGTCCGATCCCTGGACGCGCTCAAGACCCCGGACAAGGAGAATGACCCCACAGAGCTGATCGCCTGGCGCTTCCTCTACCGTGGAGGCGTCTGCCTTGTCCTGGGTCCCACCGGAGTGGGCAAGTCCTCTCTCCTGATGCAGTTGGCCATCCACTTCGCCGTCGGCAAGGCGCTCTTCGGCATCAGCCCCGGCTCGTATTACCTCAACCGGGGAATGCGCGTTCTCCTCGTCCAGGCGGAAAACGACGAAGGGGATCTCGCCGAGATGCGCAATGGCGTCCTGGCCGGCTGCGCCGATCTCGCCGACGCGGACAAGGTCGAAGCCCAGAAGCGGATCCTGGTCTGCACCATCGCCGACAAGAGCGCGGACAAGTTCGCTCTGGCGCTGGACGCCCTGCTGGCCGAGCACGGCCCCTTCGACATAGTCATCGTGGACCCCGCCTTTGCCTACCTCGGAGGCGACAGCAACAGCCAGAAGGATGTCAGCCACTTCATGCGCGAGTTGTTGAATCCCCTCCTGCAGCGCCACCAGGTCGGGATGCTCCTGGCCCATCACACGAACAAGCCGCTCAGGGGTAAGGAAAAGGACAACTGGGAGGCCGGTGACTACGCCTACCTGGGCGCGGGCTCCGCCGAATGGATCAATCCGGCCCGGGCGGCGTTGGCCCTCCGGTCGATTGGCTCGGACACCGTCTTCGAACTTCGGGCACCCAAGCGCGGGAAGCGCCTCCGATGGGAGGATGAGGACGGCTCGCCAACCGTCACCCAATTCATCGCCCACCATCGGGACGTGGGTGTCATCTGCTGGCGAAAAGCCGAACCTGACGAAGTCGAAGAGCTCTTGGCTGACGACGGCCCAGGACGTCACCGAAAGCTGAATCCCATCGAAGTCCTTCACTGCATTCGCGCCAATCCCGAGCGCAACCAGTCATTCTACAAGGCCGAGGTCGCTCGGATGCTTCAGTGCGCGCGCAACACCGTTCAGAACGCGCTCAAGACGGCTGTAGCCAGGGGTTGGATCAGGTTTGAAGAGGACGGGCAGGAGAAGCTCTATCGCCTTACCGGAAAGGGAGAACAACGGGTCGAAAACACGCCTTCGACCGTGGATTGGACCAACCACTGACCAACAATTATGAACAACCATTTTTGGTCACTCTTAACATCCCATAAACCAATGACTTACAACGCCAGTGACTATGAACCCACCAAAACCAACAAAACCCACCAACCAGAAATTCACCCCCTACGGGGGTGGTGTGAATTTCTGGTCGGTTGGTACGCGGACGAAATCTGGCACCTGAGCGCATGAAAGGACTCTCCCCCACCCAACGAACGCTCCGCGCCCTACGCGAACAAGGCCTGGTCTGCGCCATCGTCGAGAAGTGGAATCCGTACGGCGGACCCCATGGGATCCGGCAGGACCTCTTCGGAATCATCGACGTTCTCGCCCTCGACCCTCAGCGCGGCGTCGTGGGCGTCCAGTCCACGGGTAACGACTTCGCCGGCCACCTGCGCAAGCTCACCGAGGAACGGGCGCAGGAATGCCTGGACTGGCTTTCGACCCCCGGCGCCACGCTCGAGCTGTGGGCCTGGCGAAAGGTCAAAGCCCGGCGGGGCGGCAAGCTGCTCCTCTGGCAGCCGCGTGTCCGGGTTCTCACCCCATCCGATTTCCAAGCTCAACCCCAGGACGTGACGAAGTGAAGCAGGAGTTCCATGACGACGCAGTCGCGAAGAACCGCGATCCTCTCGACGCCCCGGACCAGGACTTTGCCTGGGACCAGCTCTACGAGCGCCTCAACGAGGACGCCACCAACGGGAAGAACGATCCGAAGCTTTCCGAAACGGTAGTCCGCCTGCTTCAACTTCTGCTGCCGCCATCCGGTCGGCGCATTCAGCCCGAATCCCTCGGAATGCGCCTCATCGCCTTGGCGTGGGTGCTGAGCCCCGGCTACTTCGAGGGCAGTCCCTCCATCCGCAAACTGGCGCGCCGCTGCGGAGTGCGCATCGCCGCGCTGGCGAACTACACCGGCTTCTACAGCCGCTTGCTCGGATGGCGCAACCGGGGACAGCGACACGCCTGGAACTGGCTTCGCGACGGCACTCCCACCCATAGAGGCAAGGGAGCGAAATCGAAGGTGAAGCGTAACGTTCCCGCTTCGATGAAGCAGCCGGCAAAACGGAAGCGAAAGAGCCGTTAAGAAAGATGTCCACCGTGCTCCAAGAACCGCAGTTGTGGCTCTTCCCGGGCCTGTTGCCCGCGATGCCGCCACTGCCAAGTGATGATGATGAAGAACGATGGTCAGACATTGATGAGTTCCCAGGCTATCAGTGCTCGACGCTCGGCAGGTTTCGCAACGTCGGCACAGGGCAACTGCTGCGAGGGACGATTGCCCACAACGGGTATGTCCATATCGGACTCCGGAGGACTGGAGAACAGGTCTGGCGTCTCGCTCATCGAATCATCGCGCAGACGTTTCTGGAGCAACCGGATACAGATCGTGAGCTGGTAGTAAACCACATCAACCAAGACCGTGCTGACAACCGAACCTGCAACCTTGAATGGGTCACTCGTCGCGACAACGCCAAGCACTGGCTGCGGCTGCGAGGGTAGGAGTCTTCTTTTACCCACGGTGGCCAGGAGGTGTGGCGTCAGCCCTGAAAACGCACATGAATGAACGAAAACCAAAAAAACGCGCAGAAGTTCCGCCAGAAGCCACTGGGCCGGCGGTGAATTGCGCCTTTGATGAACTGGTCCCGCTCGAAAAGCTGGTGCCCAATCCCCGCAATCCGAACCAGCATCCGCAATCCCAGGTGGCGCTGCTGGCCAAGGTTATCGCCCACCAGGGTTGGCGTTCACCCGTCGTAGTGTCGAAGCGGTCCGGCTTCATCGTCTCGGGCCACGGTCGCTATGAGGCCGCGAAGGCACTCGGATTGACGAAGGTTCCCGTCGATTACCAGGACTTCCCGAGCGACGCCGACGAGTGGGCGCACCTGGTCGCGGACAATCGACTGGCGGAGTTGGCGGAGGCCGACAGCGCGGCCCTGAGGGAACTGCTCACCGAATTGAAGGCGGGCGACTTCGATCTCGATCTGGCCGGGTTCGACGTCAACGCCCTGGCCGGCCTGTTGGCCGAACCGCCCGAACCGACGCCTCCCGAGGACTTCCCCGAAGTGGATGAGGACCTCCCGACCGAATACCAGTGCCCTCGCTGCCAGTATCGCTGGGCAGGGAAACCGGCATGACCAAGCCCCCCTACAACGTCCCATCGATGGTGGCTATTGGCGCCCTTCCCGACAACGGCCTGCGGGTGGTCTCGACCTTCAGCGGGTGCGGCGGTTCGTGCCTTGGCTTTCGCATGGCGGGCTACCGCGTCCTCTGGGCCAACGAGTTCATCCCGGCAGCGGTGGATGTCTACCGCGCCAACCATCCCAGCACGATCCTGAGCACTCAGGACATTCGGAAGGTTGAGCCGGAAGCGATTCTCGCTGCCATCGGTCTGAAGCGCGGTGAGATCGACGTACTGGAGGGGTCCCCACCCTGCGCCAGCTTTTCGACCGCCGGCAAGCGGGAGAAGCATTGGGGAAAAGCCAAACGCTACAGTGATACTGTCCAGCGCGTGGACGATCTGTTTTTCGAGTTCGCCCGCCTGGTCGAAGGTCTGCAGCCCAAAGTGTTCGTTGCGGAGAACGTCAGCGGCTTGGTCAAGGGCGTGGCCAAGGGTTACTTCCTCGAATTCCTGGCCAGGCTCAAGGACTGCGGTTACCGGGTCGGCTGCAAGGTTCTCGATGCGCAGTGGCTCGGTGTCCCGCAGGCGCGGCAGCGAACCATCTTCATCGGTGTGCGGAAAGACCTCGGCAGAGACCCAGTATTCCCGAAGCCGCTCTCCTACCGATACAGCCTGCGCGAAGCCCTACCGTGGATCGTGCGCGGGAAGTACGGCCCGGCATGGAAACCAGCCGACGCGCCCAGCCCGACGGTGAGCGCGGGAACGTCCTACAACCCGAGCACAAGCCACCAGGGACTGGAGTTGGTCGAAGCGGTCATTCACGAAACCAAGGGCAAGTTCCCCTCAGCCGGGGATGTGACGGACCGGCCTTGCCCGGCGATCACGGTCATGGGAAAGGGTCAGCTAAAGATGCGGATCCGGGGCGGCACCGGCGCGGCATTCGAGCAGAAAGGCCAGGCGTTTGACCTCGACCAGCCGTGCCCCACCGTCCTGGGAACCAAGCCCAACCAGTTCGAGGTGGATATGACCCGCTTCGCAATCGGCAAGGAGTGGGACAAGCTGAAGCCTGGCGAGGCCTCGGACAAATACTTCAACCTGGTGCGTCCGCATCCCGACGAACCATGCCCCACGATCTGCGCGGCTCACGGGCATCCGGGGGTGGCGAGCGTCACGCACCCGACCGAAAAGCGAAAGCTGACCATCGCCGAATTAAAACGCATCTGCGCGTTTCCCGACGACTTTGTGCTGACCGGCACCTACTCGCAGCAGTGGGAACGCCTCGGGCGGGCGGTCCCGCCGACAATGATGTTCCACGTTGCCCGCACGCTTCGCGATGAAATCCTCCTTTGAAGTTCCCAAGCATTGGACCTTCCGCAACCGGAAAGTGGCCAGCCACTTCAACCAGCACGTAAGGGAACAGTTGCCCTGGTATGATCTTGCCACCAACGCGGTCGCCCACTTTGGCCGGCACTACATCCCGCGCAACGGCGTCGTCTATGACATCGGCGCTTCGACGGGGAACATCGGCTTGGCCCTGAAGGAAACACTCATCCAACGCCAGGCGCGGTTCTTCGCCATCGAAGAGAGCCGCGAAATGGCGGACCGGTATGAAGGCCCGCCGCAGCTCGTGGTCGCCGACGCGGCCTCATTCGACTACACGCCCTTCGATTTCGCGGTCTGCTTCCTGGTGCTGATGTTCCTCCCTGTGGACACGCGGGCCTCCTTTCTGCGCCGATTGCAGGGATTGACCAAACCTGGCGGAGCACTCGTGGTCGTGGACAAGGTTCAAATGCCGCCGGGCTACGTCGGAACGGCGTTCAGTCGGCTGACGTTGCAGCAGAAGCTTGCCGTAGGGGCCAAACCCGACGACATCCTGCGCAAGGAACTGTCCCTGGCTGGCTACCAGCGTCCGATCGATCCACTGATGCTCCCGAAGGCGGCGCGGACATTCTTCCAGGTCGGTGAGTTCGTGGGGTGGATCCTGACGGCACCCGAGCGCTAACCATGGCCGACGCAAACGCCATCAGCGCTGCCCAGCTCGCCCGACTGTCCGGGCTGACAGACCGTCGGTTGCGTGAGTTGGCCAGCGAAGGATGGTTTCCGAAGGCGGTCGAAGGCCGCTACCAACTCGTCCCCACCATCCAGGGCCTGCTCCGGTATTACCGCGAACGCGAACAGTCCCGGATCATTCAGGATGCCTACGACAGCATTGGCGCATGCGCAGCCGCTACCGGTATTCCCGTCTCGACCCTCAAACACGCTAAGCGTCAGGGATGCTCCGCCTTTCGTGGCAGCCGGGTCTATCTTGCTCCGCTACTCCGCTGGATGTTCGAGTCTCCCGACCGATCACGGGTGAACTATGATCAGGAACGCGCTCAGCATGTCGTGCTTCAGAACGCCAAGCTGAAGGTTGAGCTTCGGCGACTGAAGCGCGAACTCTTGCCCGTGGAGGAAGTCACCCACCTCGGTGCCGAACTGGGCGCAGCCATCCGCAAGGTCATCACCCGCCTTCATCGCACCGCGCCGTCCCTTGAAGGACAGAGCGTGGCCATCATCGAGGCCCGCCTGAAGGAGGAGGAAGACGACATCCTCAAACAGTTGCATACCCTCGACGAGCGCTTGAAGGGGTGGCAACCGGCGGATTCTCCCTGACCCCGCCGAAGGCCTGCCCTGAGCTTGTCGAAGGGATCGACACTGGACCCTCGCCCGGTGCGCCCTCTAAGAGGTTCACCGGATGAAACCGGATAAAGTTCCCGATACGGTCCAGGCGATCATCGCGCAAGCGGGCGGCCTTGGAATGCGGGGTGCCTTCATTTACGTCGGTGCCCACAACATCACCTACAGATGCGCAGAGGCCGAAGGAGAATACCGCTCGAGTCGAATGTCTCGCCTGGGATCGTTTCGTGGTTTCGGCTGCGTGGACTTCGAGGTTGGGGTGAAGTTCAGGGTGAACGGAAGGCGCGGCAGGGGCTGGACCATGGTCATCGCCTACGAACCCGATGACACCTACACGGTTTGGCTGGTGGAGGCTCACCGCAAACGTCAGCCAAGCTCGATGGTGCTCGCGTGTCGACGGGATGTTTACTGCGACACCTTGCAATCCGTGATTGAGGCGACCTATGACGAAGCGATCCGCGACCACAACCAAGGCTTCATTCCGCTGTCATGAACGAGCCCGGCTCGCCCCGTCCCCGCAGGCGCAGAAAGGACAACCACGAGTTTGGAGTCATTCGGTTGCGGGAACTACCGCTCGCCCTACCCACCTGCGACTGTCCTGAGCGCATCCACGACTTTTGGGCGGCCAACATCACCACGGCGCCCTGGTACAACCCCGAGGTCGAGTGCCTCTGCGTCATCCACTTGAACAGCCGGCGTCGGGCGACCGGCTTCCATCTTGTCGGCATCGGCACCCTCGACAGCGTGACCATGCACCCCCGAGAGATATTCCGAACGGCCATCGTCAGAGCCGCTGCGGCCCTCGTGGTTGCCCACAATCATCCCAGCGGCGATCCCACCCCAAGCGAGGCGGACATCAAAGCCACTCGCGACCTAGTGCGGGCCGGCCAACTCCTGCGGATCGAAGTCCTCGATCACGTCATCATCGGCCGCGCTGAACCCGAGCGAAATCGTCCGTGGGCATCGTTGCGGGAATTGGGCTTCTTCGCTGCGTGAATGCACTGATGCACGGATTGCAAGCCGACCTCTATCCTCAATCCTGATTTAAGATTTCGGTATTGAGGCGCGTCAAGCGCAGGTATGCTTGCCTTATGTCCTGGTAAACAGGTATCTCATTTGTCCTCATTCCTCGACTGTCAACGGTTCCCACGCCCGGGGGAAACAGCTTTACCCCGTAACCGAATGCATGACTTCTCTGAGCACTCGGGGCATAAATCAGGAACAGTCCCAGGCTGTTCATTTGAAGAAAGAACCAGAAACCTGAGGCGTTGGACTTCACCGGACCGCGTTCCGTCGAAATGAAGCTGTCACTCACCGCACAACCGAGAGTTTTCTTGCGAACGACTACAGCTTCAAGGGACGGAGTGAACCAAGGCCAGATTCTCTCCCTGACACCATCGCGAGCAGATTGACACATACCCACAAACTCGTTTGCTTTACTGAGAGAGAGCAAGGACTGGCGCAGGACAACGCTTGCCTCAAGAGCACGCAGCATGAGCCATTTTACCAAGATCTCTCCATCAATTTCTAAGCTTCCTATGCGAGAGTCTGGAGCAACATATTCTGACAGCATGGCTTTGACCGGCGCTTCAAGGTTTTCCCCAAGTGCGCTGTTGCACGCCCTACAAAGTATCTTGGATTGAGCATCTTTGATTTGCCCTATCGGCTGTGATTCAGTGATCACTTCCTCCTTCGATTTCCCCCGCACGACATTGATGAATCGTGCTTGGCATGCTTCCCCTAGCCAGCGCGGAATGTAGTGTTCATTACTGTCGGCCCGTTGATCACAGAGTAAACAGGTTTTCACGCTCCTCTGATTATCGACATCCACAGCTAGTTGCCAATCTACATTTATCACTGTCTGTATCTGGGCAGCAAATTCTCTTAGGCCATCAGGCGTAACGTTCGCTCTTGGGTATGCGAACGTCTCGCCATCCCCTCGTCGAGGGTTTCTGCTCCGCCTGCAAACCCGCCGACCGTCGTCCCCCTTGGCAGTGGTGTGAACAACACGTCCACGTCGATGAAACATCGCCGCTACCCGGTCGCTGGCGGTCCGACGCGTCCCCTTGGGTCCGGGCGGTCATGGAGGACTTCGCCAACAACGCCGTCCGCGACATCGCCGTTCAGTGCGCGGCTCAGAGCGCCAAGACTCAGACGGTAATGAATTGCGCCTGCTGGGCCATCGCCGAAGACCCTGGCCCCGCCATGTGGGTGACGGCAACCAAGGATGAACTCCGCGACTTCATGCGGGACCGTCTCACGCCGACCTTTGAAACTTGCCGACCGGTCAAGGAGCGCATGGCGGAGCCGACTCTGACCGGATTCGCCTTCGATGGGATGCCGTTCTACGCGGGCTGGTCCGGCTCCAAGGCGCGGCTTCAGTCCAAGCCCATCCGCTGGTTGTTCTGCGATGAAGTCCGCAACTACCCACCGGGGCGGCTGGAGATGGTGCTCAAGCGGACACGGTCTTTCTGGAACTCGCGGCGGTTCCTGATTTCAACTCCCGGCAACAAGGGGGACGCGATGGACACCGCGTTCCGCGCCGGTGACCAGCGCGTCTGGCATTTCGAGTGCCCTGCATGCCATCACCTTCAGTTGCTCAAGTTCGAGCAACTGAAATGGGACTCGAACGACACCACCAAGCCCGAAGGTAAATGGCGGTTCGATGCGTTGGCGGACACCATCCGCTTCGAGTGCGTAGGGTGCGGGCATCGAATCAAGGACACGCCGATTGACCGTCGTTGGATTGAGAATCACGGAC